GGAATGAAGCTAATACAACTTGGGACTTGACAGATTCAAAAGCATAAATTAAAAATGGTGGTGGTATGCAGAAGAAAGTATTAACAGAGCAAGCATTATATTTTGGTGGTGTCGATATGCCTAAAGATTGGGATATTGACCGAGATAAATTATCAGGCGACATTTTACAATCAGTAATTCAAAACAAAGATTTTCCATTCTCACGAACTTGGGATATGTTAAATACATATATGCGAGATCACGTTGGTCTTGAGTATGGTGTTAATTTAATTAACAAAGAAACGTGGGGTAATATTTATAAACCCAGCGAGACTACAATTCCTTTATTAAACATAGATCCAGTAGATCTACGTAACTCTCCAGATTATACATTACTATATGGTGTAAAAGTCAAAGACTGTATGGTCAGAATACACTTTGAAGATAACAGACGTAAAGGAAGAAGTTGGGACATAGAACTTAAAAATAATATGTTCATTATGTTTCCATCAACTAATATGTATTATCTAACTAACAATCAAAAAGATTCATTAAACTTTGTCCAAACAATAACTTATGAATACATTTAAACCTTTAATAGCACAAACAAAACCAATGTCTCATCTTGCTTCTTTAGAAGAATTACAATCTAATAGATTAAAAAATGACTATGTAGAACATCCTGAAGATAGAAAATATCAAGCAGTTGAAAAAGCTGTGTTAGAAGAAGGTTTATTACATCCAATAAGAGTTAATAAAAAAGATATGGTAATTGTAACAGGCAATCAAAGATCTTGGTTTGCTAAAAAACACGGATACACTCACATATCTGCGGAGTTTGTAGAATGAATATATCTAATTACTACTGGCATTTTCCTGCAGCACTCACACCAAAGTTTTGTGATGATGTAATAGCTTATGCAAATTCACAAGAAGAAGTAATGGCTAGAACAGGTGGCTATGGTGATAGAAAATTAAAAAAAGAAGAAATAAAAGATTTAAAAAGAAAAAGAAACTCTGATCTAGTTTGGTTAAATGATACTTGGATATATAAAGAATTACATCCATACGTTCATATGGCTAATAAAAATGCTGGTTGGAATTTTGATTGGGAAAGAAGTGAGTCTTGTCAGTTTACAAAATATAAACACAACCAATATTATGATTGGCATTGTGACAGTTGGGACAAACCTTATGAAAAAGCAGGACCTGATAATGGTAAAATTCGAAAACTATCTATGACTTGTCAATTAACAGATGGTTCAGAATATGAAGGTGGTGAATTAGAATTTGATTTTAGAAACTATGACCCACATATGCGAGATGAATCGAAGCATAGAATACAATGCAAAGAGATATTACCAAAAGGTTCTATTATTGTATTTCCTTCTTTTGTCTGGCATAGAGTTAAACCAGTAACATCAGGTACAAGATACAGTCTTGTAGTATGGCATTTAGGGAGGCCTTTCAAATAATGTATATAAGTAATTATTTTAACACAACTATTTGGTCAGAACAAAAACCAGAATTTTTAAAGTCATTAAACAAAGCATCTAATAAATATATTAAAGAAGCAAGGGACAGAAACAAAACACACATAAAAAAACATGGTGATTTTGGATTATCACATCACTCAACACCATTAACACATGATAATGATTTCTTAGATTTTAGAAATTACATTGGTCAAAAGTCTTGGGAATATTTAGATCATCAAGGTTATGATATGCAACAATACACAACTATGTTTAGTGAGCTGTGGGTACAAGAGTTTGCTAAAAAAGGTGGTGGTCATCACTCTGCACATATACATTGGAATCAACACGTATCAGGATTTTATTTTTTAAAGTGCAGCGATAAAACATCATACCCAATTTTTCACGAACCAAGAACTGGGGCAAGAGCTACAAAATTAAAAATGAAACCAGATCAAAAAGGTGTATGGCCAGGTGAAGAACTTATAAACTTTAAACCTATACCAGGTACATTAATTATATTTCCAGGATTTTTAGAACACGAATATGCAGTCGATTACGGCATAGAACCATTTAGATTTATACATTGGAATATACAAGCGATACCAAAAGAAATGGCTAAAAATGTTTAAGATAAAGAAAAATACTATAAGTAAAAAAAAATTAAACAATTTTATTAACAGAATATCAAATAGTTATTTTCCTTGGTATTTACAAGATGAAATAAATGAGTTTGATAAATCTGGTTATGGATATTTTACACATTCTTTATTTTTAAATAATAAAATAAATAGTTCTTTTTATGAATTAATTATGCCAGATATAATCAAAAGTCTTAATATTAAATCTTTACTTAGAGCAAGATTAAATTTGTATCCTAAAACATCTAAAACTATTAAACACGCTTATCATGTTGATTATGAATTTAAACATACATCTGCTGTTTATTTTATAAATACTAATAATGGGTTTTTGTTTTTTAAAAATCCGTCAAAAAAAGTTAAACCTGAAGCTAACAAATGTGTAATTTTTGATGGTGCACATTTTCACTCTAGTTCATCTTGTACTGACAAAACTAATAGAATTACTTTAAATATAAACTATGAGCTTTAAAAAAAATAAATATACAGTTATTCGTAAAGCAATATCAAAAGACCTGGCGGCTTTTATTGCAAACTATTTTAGTATGCAAAAACAAGTATACGATACTTGTAGAGCACAAAGATATATTTCTCCATTCGAAAATATTATAGGTCAATATGAAGACGCTAATGAACAAATACCAAATACCTATAGTCAGTATTCTAATATTGCTATGGAAACTTTATTGTTAAAATGCCAACCTAAAATGGAAGAAGTAACAGGATTAAAGTTATACCCTGCATACACTTATGCAAGAATATATAAAAAAGGTGATGAACTTAAAAGACACAAAGATAGGTTTAGTTGTGAAATATCTACTACTATGAATCTTGGTGGTGATCCTTGGCCAATATATTTAGAGCCATCTGGTAAGGAAGGTAAAAAAGGAATTAAAGTAGACTTAAAACAGGGAGACATGTTAGTTTATTCTGGCTGTGAACTAGAACATTGGAGAAATAAATTTAAAGGTAAGGAATGTGTTCAAGTTTTTTTGCATTACAACAACCGTAAAACACCTGGGTCTAAAGAAAATATGTTCGATAAAAGACCACATTTAGGACTTCCATCTTGGTTTAAAAGGTAGTATATTATAAAAGAGGCAGTGGACACCACCACATACCACCCACTGTCTCTTTTATAATATTTGAATAACTATGTTACAGAAACTTAATTTTAAACCTGGTTTTGATAAAATGGTAACTGAATCTGGTGCAGAATCACAATGGATAGACGGTGATTTTGTAAGATTTAGATATGGACTACCTGAAAAAATAGGGGGTTGGTCACAACTTACTAATTCTAATAACACATTACCAGGTGTAGCAAGAGCACAACACGCGTTTGCTGCTATAAATGGTGAAAAATATGTAGCCATAGGAACGTCACAAGGTTTGTTTTTATATTATGCAGGTGAGTTTTTTGATATTTCTCCTTTAGATGATGGTATTACAGGAGCTACCTTTAATGCAACATCCGGTTCTGCTACAGTTACAGTAAATAAAACATCACATGGTTTATTAGCTGGAAGATACATAACTTTTTCATCAGTTACTGTTCCAACAGGATCCGGTTACTCACCAACTGATTTTACAGGAAATACATTTGAAATACAAACTACAAATTTAGGGTCAAATAGTTTTGAAATTATTATGCCGTCTAACTCAGCTGGAAGTACGTCTGGAACTGGTTCAGCACAAATTGATCCATATGAAATAGTAGGTCCAACGTTTCAAACTGCTGGATTAGGTTGGGGAACATCTACTTGGGGATCAGGCACATGGGGAACTGCTAGTACAACTAGTTCTGTAATATTGGATCCAGGTTTATGGTCATTAGATAATTTTGGTCAAATACTTGTTGCAACCATTCACAACGGTAAAACATTTACATGGAACGCAGGAGTAACAAATCCTAGAACAAACAGAGCAACTATTATGTCTGGTGCTCCTACTAAATCAAGATTAACTCAAGTATCAGATAGGGATAGACATGTGTTTCATTTTGGAACAGAAACAACAATCGGTAGTTCAACAACTCAAGATCCAATGTTTATTAGATTTTCTGATCAAGAAAATTTTAATGTATACCAACCAACAGCAATTAACACTGCTGGAACATTTAGATTAGATAAGGGTAATGAGATTATTGGGGCTGTATCGGGTAAAGATTATACTTTAGTGTTAACTGATACATCAGCGTATGCAATTCAATATGTTGGACCACCGTTTACATTTAGTGTTAGACAAGTAGGTACAAATTGTGGATTGATTGGACAAAACGCATTAAGTTATTCTAATGGTATTGTTTTTTGGATGTCAGGTGAAGGTGGATTTTTTATGTTTGATGGTACTGTAAAATCTATTCCTTGTTTAGTTGAAGACTTTGTATTTACTACAACCGGAGATAATTTAGGAATTAACCAAAGTTCAAATCAATTAGTTTATGCAGAACACAACACATTGTATAATGAAATTAATTGGTTTTATCCTGCGTTTGGATCTCAACAAATTAATAGATGTGTAGTATACAATTACGCAGAAAAAGTTTGGACTACCTCGTCACTAGCTAGAACTAGTTATATAGATCAAGGACTTTTTGAATTGCCTTATGCAACGGAATATAATTCAACTGCTTTACCTAACTTTCCAATTCAAGGTATTACAAATTTTTATGGTGCATCAACTTACTATGCTCATGAAACCGGAACTGATCAAGTAAATAGTTCTGGTACAACATCAATTGATGCCTTTATACAATCCGGTGATTTTGATATTACTAACTCCAATAATATTGCTAATTTACAAGGAGATGGTGAGTATATAATGTCGGTTAAAAGATTTATACCCGACTTTCAAGTGCTTACTGGTAATTCAAAAATTACCTTGTTAATAAATAATTATCCAAATGATACAGCTGTAAGTTCACCTCTTGGACCTTTTACAGTAACTTCATCTACTGATAAAATAGATACACGTGCTAGAGGAAGACTAGTAGCACTTAAAATAGAAAATGATGCTATAGGTGAGACCTGGCGTTATGGAACCTTGCGATTAGATGCTAAACCAGATGGAAGAAGATAATGGCTAAGATAAATGCATATATACCTGAACCAAAACAAGAATATGATGTAGAAAATCAAAGACAAATATTAGAGTCTTTAGCTACTTTACAAAATCAACTTAATTTTTCTTTTCAAAATGACTTGAAAGAAGAACAAGATGCATATAATTACTTTTTATCCTAATGACTATACAATATAAAAATCAAGGTTTTAAACAAGCTGATACATCTAAAACAACGGTGCTTACTTGTCCTACTGATGGAGCAATCATCGTTAAAAGTATTTATTGTGCAAACAACGATGCATCATCAGCTATTATAGTAAACATGAATTTTGTTGACTCATCGGATTCAAATACTGAGTATGAATTTTTTCGTGATGATTTAGCGGCTAAATCACAAGTAAATGCCTCGCCTCAAGGCTTGAATTTAGAAGCGGGAGATGCTATAACAGTAACAGCAGCTACAGGCAGTAATAAAATACAGGGTCTGATAAGTTATGCTTTAATAGACAGGTCACAACAGAATGGATAATGATA